CAGTGTGGTCTCGACGCTGCCGTCCGTGTGGTCGTTGTAGAAAGTCGCCTCGATAGACGGCGTACCCAAGCCAGGCCGGAACAGTCGATAGGTATTCGAAAACGCCGTAGCCTCGCGCGTCTCTTGCCCATCGTCGACCGTGAGTTTCTTGCACCTATTGCTCAAATCGACGCTGTTGATTTTGAAGTAAGCGTTGTAAGACGTAATGATTGCCATGAGTCCTCCTAACCGATAGCCTTGCGCGCCTCGAAGTTGACGTAATGACGCGGCCTGTGGTTATCGTCGAATCTTAGGAAATTTGGCGGCGCCAGCGCGCGAATCCACAAGTAGTTGGTACCACTTGTGGCGTTGATAATGGTGTTACTCACTCCGTCGAGCAGCTTGTAGACGTACTCGCAGGCCAACCTATTCGTCTCGAATTGCGTAGACGCTGCACGGCACGCAAACTGGAAACGGACGTTCTCCCACAAGGGCGAGTTGGGCGAGCTTGCCGAGAACGCGCGCGCGCCCGGCTGACCCGTGTACTCGATCACCGCGCCACACAAGCCCGGCGCCGTCTCGGGTGGCGGAACCTTGTAGAGATTCCCACCCGCACTCGTGGCGGTCGTGAAACCGCACGAGGTAGCCGCCGAGATGTACGCCGCGACGTCGTCGAGTAGCATCACCAGACCTCGCCCACGTTCTCGCTAGGCATCACCGCGCTTGGAGCCGGACCCTTCGACGACTTGTCCAATTCCAGCCCTGCCCGGAATGCATCTATCAACTCCTGCTCGATGCGCGGCAGTTCCAAGAGCAACGGCTTCTCGACAAACTTGCTCTCGCCTCTGAGATGGTGCAGGTGACGCGGCACGAGTTGCCCGATGCTGCGGTCATACCAAAGATCCTCGTGTTGCACCATGGCGTAAGGAGCTGACGCGTTATCACCAAACACGATTGCGTAGCCCTCGTTGGTGCGCTTTTCGACGTGGATACTCCGCTGCAACTCGCCCGTGAGCACGGGAACATAGAACGCCCGCGAGATATCTACCACACGCTGGCATCCTGCTTTGATGACGCGGTTCCACTCCCGCTTGCCCATCAGTTCAGATTCAAGCCACGCGATCTTTCGGTAGGCTTGCTCTAGCCCTGGAGCTTCGATGTTGATACCAAGATCTCTCATACGTAGATCGTAGAGTGAGACAGTCCACTCGTAACCGCGTCCGGGTAGTAACCTACCCACAGGATTTGAGGTTGGCTCGAACAGCCAGACGGGCACCGCGAGAGCGTAATCTTCGACCGCGGATCTATCTCTACATCTTCAGTAAGTACGATCTGGGCATTGGTCACTACCTCCGAACCATCCGCTGCGCGTATGACCTTCGGCTTGTCCACGATCCGGCAGTGATAGGTGGTCTGGTGCCCCGTACTCGTGGGATATATGACGATTCCATAGGCGTCCACAGCCACAGCCGCCGTGCTCGTAGATGCAGTCTCAGGCGTCTGGACTACCACCGTATCGCGGCACATGTCATACAGCGTCTTGTCGATGGTCATTCCGTCTCCTCGTCGTAGACGGTCTTCGTGACCTCTGGGTTATCCAGCATGCCGCGTTTGAAGCCAGGCTCCACGCGGTCGGTATCCTCGTCCGCTACAGCTACGCGAGAGACAGAGATCCCGCCAGCCAGCGGAATCGCGCCACGGCTTGCAGTAGCCCTGAGAAGCGCTGCCTGCCTGAGAAGCTGGTTGTACCGCTGGCTGTAGCTGATTGACAGATCCGAGACGCTCGCGTCCGCTTTGCGCGCGAACTCTGCCGCGAGTACCTCGCAGACAAGAGCGGCGGCCAGCTTGACGTTGCTACCACTCTCGCTTAGGGCGAACGCGATCTCCTCATCGGACATCAACTGATCTGTAGTGTCCGTGTCGCCGGAATAGAAGCGAATCCGATCCCGCGAAAGGGCGAGTTTCTCGTTGTAGGTCCAGGTCATTGTGGATGAGCATCCAATCTCGCTACCGTTGCGATGACGCTTTGCAGCTTCTCGTATTGCTGTCCAACAACCAAGCCTAGACGCTCTTGCTCATGCTGTGATGCTAAGATGTACGCTCTCAACTCTGCGAGTGTCACTCGTGCATCGCTCACGACGTTGGTGTTGGTCGTGATCGCGTCTCGAAGATCCTTGATCGCTCCCGTAAGTTCCACTCTGTAATCCTCAAGCTGGGTGATCCGATGTTCGAAGCGCTCACAGGCAACACCCAACTCGTCTAAGTGCTTTCGCTGAATTTCGAACCGCGCCTCTACCTGCCGTGCGCCTTTGGTGACAACCCATTGCAGCACCGCGAAGAGCAGAATCAGCAAACCGACAACGACCGCCGGGTGTTGGGTTATCGTCTCCTCGATGCTCATTGACACCTCTCATGCGCCCATCACCCAGTAACGGAACCCGGTAGACATCAGCGCTGTAGTACACACGCCCATATAGTCGCTCAGCTCGCTTGACCAGCATCCATGAGACGAGCTGGTATTCGGGATCTTCACTCGCGTCTGAGCCGCGATTTGCACCGCGTCGTCATCTGTCGAGAGAAGCTTGAATCCGCCCGTAGTCCCGGATGACGATGTGAACGAGAAATAGGCCGGCCCGCCGGACGTGAGACTGATGATCACGTTCAGCGGGCTGAACCCAAACTCCACCATCTTGCCCGTACTTGTTGCCGAAGCGGAACCGGTCGCCTCAAACATGACTCACCTACCCAAGCTCGGTGTAGTCAACGTAGATGTTGATTGCCGGCGTTCCGCCCGTCGTTGCAATAGAGTAGCTAATCTGGCGTTCGGATGTCACCGAAACAGCTCCCGATGTCAGATACAGCGGATGCCTCCAGGCCAATTCGATGGCCCCCGAGGAGTTGTGCGCTACCGGACCCATGAAGAACACGCCGTAGTTGGCAATAGCCCATCCGGAACTCGTGACTGTCGCGTAACCGTGAACGAGCCCGACGTCTGTCGTAGGTGCCGCTGCCAGGAATCCGTCGGCATCACCCGAAGAGAGCGTCACGGTGTACATCCCAACGTTGATGTTCTGCCCAGCGCTACCGGCCGCAACGACGTCAATCCATACGTCGTTCACGACTCCCTTGGCCGGGAGAGTGAACCCGGACGGCTTGTCTGTTGACCCATCGCTATGGACGTATGCAATCTTCTTGATCTTACGCACCGCGCCTGCGCTCAGATCGCACACGGCATCAATCTCGGACGAAGCAGATGCGAGAGCCGTCCCGTTGATTGCCAGAGTCGTGATGTTGGCCGCGGAGAGAGTCGCCGAAGTAGCGCTATCCAGATCCGCGATATTGGCTGCGGCGAGTGTGGCCGATGTCGCACTATCGAGGTCTGTGATGTTGGCCGCAGCGATGGTAGCCGTTGTTGCTACGTCCAAGTCCGTGATATTTGCCGCCGCCAAGGTCGCCGTCGTTGCGCTATCCAGGTCTGCGATGCTGGCTGCCGCAAGAGTCGCGCTTGTAGCAGAATCCAGATCCGCGATGCTGGCCGCTGCCAGTGTTGCACTCGTGGCCGAGTCAAGGTCTGTGATGTTCGCCGCCGCCAAAGTCCCGGATGTGACTACGCTCAGGCTGGCGATAGTTCCGATGCCTGTGACGTTGGAAGCCGCGATGGTGGCAGACGTTCCCACAGTCAGAACTCCGCTCACATTCGCCGCCGCGATAGTGGCCGAACTGCCCACGGTGAGCACGCCCGTGACGTTGCCAGCCGCGATGGTGGCAGAACTCCCAACCGTAAGAACTCCGGACACGTTCCCGGCAGCAATAGTAGCCGTACTCGAAGCCGTCAGCACTCCGCTTACGGTGACTGCGGCCAAGGTTGCAGTTGTAGCCGAATCGAGATCGGCAATGCTAGCCGCAGCAAGAGTGGCCGATGTCGCACTATCGAGGTCTGCGATAGAAGCCGCCGCGAGCGTTGCGGACGTCGCGCTGTCGAGATCCGTGATGTTTGCCGCAGCGATGGTGGCCGAGGTCAAAACATCCAAGTCTGTGATAGACGCCGCCGGCAACTCGCACGAGGTGCCAACGTCAAACGTTGTGATGGTTGCAGCCGCAATCGTGGCGGTACTCGTTACGTCAAGATCGGCGATAGCCGAAGCGGCTACAGTCTCCGTGCTCGTAACTGTCAGTGCTCCCGCCAGCGCCCGACCCTTGGTAATGACATTAGGCATGATGTCCTACTCCCTTCCGAGCGCCAGCGCAGACGCGCCACGCTCGCGTATGATTAACGCAAGTCAGGCTGGCGGCGCGTTCCTCCGCGCCTTGCCGCCGCCGGGTCCTTCGTCGCGGCCGTCTGGTCTAGATAAAGCGGCGCGATTTTGTTCTCCAGGTCAATCCGACTTTCAAAAGAGCGATCCTGCTCCTCCTCGGTCTTCGTCTCGTGCCGGAAGTTGCCGTGCGAATTCAACTCTGCGTCACCGGCGAACTGTGCGCCGCAAACTCCGCACTGCACAGGTCTCCCGCCGCGCATTTCTTTGATGTAACCAATCCGTATTAGCTTCTCGTCGTTGAGGCAGTTCTTCAACTGGAACACTTGCCCCCGGTCGAGATGTAGGTCCGAGTCATAATCGAATGACCGACGCGCCACGTAGAGTCTTTCCATTTTGTCCCGCTCCCACGGGTTAAAGGCGGGACCGGTACGCCGGTCCCGCCCATGTGCTTTACGCTACCGCTCCGCTCAAGAACAGACCCGCATTCGCCGCCGTGATGACGTGGTCAAAGTAGGAATTGCATTCGATGATATCCGTCTCGCGCTCATCATCCCTATAGCGGACTACGTACTGAATGGCAGACGGTACGCGCTGCCAGACGAACGTGTATCCAGCGGCAGGAGTGAAGATAGACGGATTCGGCGGGACGTAGATCATCAGACCGTTCTTGCCCCACAACCGGGTGTAGGAGATCAGCGTCTCCTGTTCAGTTCCGGCACCGCTGTAGTCGTACTCGCCCATGCTCTGTGCGTTGCTGGAGGTAACTTCAACCGTGGTCGTGTAGAGGCAGCGCCCAATCAGGAGCTTGTCGAAGCCGAGCAGGCTCTTGAGCAGGTCGGTGCTGACGATACCTGTCTGGGTGTACTTGATCGCATCCAGGCAGTCCGGATGATAGAGCAACTGCAACACTACCTGCTTACCTAACACCAACACGTTGGGCTCGCGAGCGATCTTGCCCTCGACGGTGTCCTTGTAGGTAGCGACGTCCAGCAACGGCGAGCTGGTCGCGTAGGTGCTCCAATAGATGAACTGAGTTGAAGACGCGGCAGCCGCGCCTGTTCTGTCGGTGCCCCAGATACTCACGGCCATCATGTCGGTCGCGAATCGAATCTCGCGCGCCATCTGAACCTTGTCAGTCGCGAAGTCGGTGGCCAGCCTATCGAGCTGGAAGATGCTGTCTGCGTTGGCTCGCTGTTCGTCGTCAATCTCGTAGCCGTAGCTGTAGCGGTCGCAGCGGTACTTGTCCGCAGTGTCAACAGTGAACCCACCACGCAGACTCTTAGTCCCGGACACGCGCTTCATGGCCGCGTTGCGGAACCAGTGAGACTGCGGAAACTTCGGGATGATATCCGTGCGCTTCTGAACAGGAACCAACGGGAAAATCTCGTCTGCGATATACGTCTGATTCCGATACCCGATGCTGATGTTGGTGAGCGCCGCGTCAATGTGAAGGTCTTTAGCAGTTGGCATTGGCATAGTTCACCCCCTCACATAATCATTCCGCCGGGATAGAGCATCACTTCGATGATCTCACCCGACGTAGTTGCAGACGCCGTCAGAGCGCGCCCGATGATCTTCTGCCCAGACGTGGCAGCACTCACCGCTGTCGCGTCTGTCGAGCACGTGACAACGGCATTCGCGGCGACTACCGCAACAGTAGCGGCCTTGCTGATGCCCATGATCCGCACCCTACCAGGTTCGCTCGCGTCGAGATCGTCCTGGAGAATGCCGATAGGCCCGTTAGCTCCAGCGGTAGCGGACAGGCACATGCCAATGTAGAGATACCCTCCATCGCCAGCGCCCGTACTCGTCACGACGCAATACTTATTGATGCCCGAGCTTGTATGGCAGATGAACGTCTCATCCCATACAAGCCCACCAGTTTCAGATGCCATAATTGCCCCTTTCTATATGAACTACTTCCGCTCGTTCGATTTTGCGGAGTAGGACTGCTCACGCACTTCGGCGTAGAGATCAGGTTTGTTCTTCGCAACTCGCTCCATAGCGTCCTGAAGCGGGATGCTCTCGGCCTTCGCCATCGCCTTGCTCTCGGCCATGAACTTGCCCTCGGCGTCGTTGGCCACGTCTCCGTCATTGCCGTCACTGCCCACGGTGGCGAACAACTTGCCCACGCGCGCCTGCTCGGCCAAAGCCTTCAGCCGAGACGCGATCTTCTCAACGTCCTCAACCGTGCTCTGCCCGGCGCTCATGCGCTTGAGAATCACGCCAATCTCAGTCGGCTGCCCAATGTCCTTCGCCTTCGCGATCCACTCAGACTCGGAGCGCGCCTCGCGCATCTGCTTCAGCTCGGCTTCAGTCTCTTCGAGCCGCTTGCGAACGCTCGCCGGCAACGCATCAAGCTGGCGCTTCTCGATAGCCTCGGGTGTGTTCTCCGCGGCGTCAACCTTCGCCTTGTACGTGTCCCGCTCCTTAGTCGCGGCCAGCAGATCCGCCTGGAGCTTTTCTACCTGAGCCTTCAGCTCTTCACTCATGTCGTCATCCTCCTGCGGCTCCACTGCCGCCACGTGAGCGGTATCAGTACCGCCCTTCTCTGTTTTCTCGCTCGGCGCCGCGTTGGCGTAGAGCGCCCGTAACTGAGCGATTGCCTTGGCGCGCGAGTCGTGCGTGCCGTAGGTTTTCCCATTCTCGACGCCCAGAACAAGCCAGGCGCCATCACGCTCGACGATGTGCCACGGTGGAGTCTTCGCGATGTCTACCAACTCGGGCTCATCATCCTTACGCTTCGTAATGAGCACCTTGGCCAAGGCGTTGGCCGGCGAGTCCACCAGGCTAATCTCCGTCACTTCGAGATCCGTGAGTTTGTTGGGCATCACTTGGCCTCCATCTTCTGCCGCCGTCCCTTGCCGCCGATGCTGAAGGCGCGAAGCTCGCCCTTCTTGACGCGCTGCCAGACATCTACGTCGTCAATGCGCATGCCAATCCACCAAGCGCAAGGGATGCTCCCGGGCGCCACGCCCATCTTCTCAAGCTTCTCGGGTGTAACAACGAACGACTCTACGATGCGCGCGACACCAGTCCGCTCGTGCATCTCTCCGCCGTCGCCGTGGCGCAGCATGAAGGCATAGGCTGCTTTCTCAAGCTCGTCGGGCTCGATTACGTCGTCTTGACGGTCAACCAAGGGTTCGCCGGAGGCGTCAACAATCACAGAGGCAAAACCAAAAACAAGTTGCTTTTCGTCGTCGAGTTTCGTGATCTTGAATTCTGCCATTCGCACCCAAAAGTAAAAGGCCGAGAGTCTTGAACCCTCGGCCTGGTCGCCGGTCGGAACGTTGAATTGTCGCCGCCGGCAAACGCCCGGCGGAAATCAACTAGAGTCTACGCTTTGCGTCTCATGGTGTCAATCTGCGAAAAACTTATAGCCAACCTTCCCGCGTCAACCTCTTTCCGCAAACTTGGCAGACAACGATGGGATGAGAACAGGCGGCTACCACCTTCGGACTACTCTTGCGGATACGTCCCTTTCTTTTCTTCGCGCGCTTTTTCTTCGTAGCTTTGAGCGCCTTGATTTCATCCTTCAGCCGTTTTTCGTCTTCGGCCACCTGTATCTCCGGCCGGATGATGGCACGTTGCTCTTCCGATGTAAGCTCGGCCAGCGCTTCCAGTTCTCCCTTGTTATCCGCTACATCCGTCTGCTTGACCTTCTCCATCACATCCGGCGCGAGCCGCTCGCCGATGGAGACCTCTCGTTCGATAGCCCTACGCCCACGTCCGGTCTTGGTGGCTGTATCGGTAGAGAAAGCAGCAAGCGTCGATTCGACGCTTGCTGCTTTCTTCTTGCCCTGTCTAGCTTTACCGCCTGACACATGCGCCTTTGTCTCCGGATGCAAGACCAGATAGAGCTTCTTGCGCTCAGCCAACAACTCCGAACGCTCGGCTACGGTAAGAATCCGGCGCACCAAGTTCTCATCAATCGTAGCAATGCGCCCACTGGTCTCGTCAAGGTCGATGACGATACAGTCAATCCGTTCCCATCCCAACTCATGCGCGGCCTTGAAACGGTGATAGCCAGCGATCAGCCCGTTGTCCTTATCGATCACTACCGGCTCTATCAAGCCCACATCGGTCATGGACATCATGAGCGCTTTGACGTGTTCATCATCGAGTTGGCGACGCATGCGCCCTAGCCTGATGTCCCGCAAGGCTACGCTGAGACTGAGCATTGTCTCCTCCTGTCAGGAAATCACT